AGGCGAGGATGTTGTTGATGCTGATACGTTTAGTCGTACCAGATGCTGCCATCGACGTATCCGAGACATCGACCACCGGAAACATATCGTTTGCCGGATCAGCCGTTGTTAGGGCTGCAAGTGCTGTGATTTTAGAGTCTGCCATAACTTAGTTAGATTGGATTTGGAGTTTGAAAGTGTCTTCCTGCTGGAGAAAACCAGCATCCTCTCGCAAGAGAGAATCAAAAGTACCAAAGGTAATGACGAGTTTTCCGCTGCCGTCTTCTTGCAGCACAAAGAACTCGTCCTCTTGCAACACATCCCGACGCAGCACGGGCGCATCAGTGCCACCGGCTTGACCGGTGAACAACCGATTGAGTGCTATGCCGAGTGAGATCATTTAGGCGCGAGCGTTAAACGCCACCACACTACCGGAGGAGATTTGGAATCCGGTGATGTTGCCCACCAACGGAAATCCAGCGGGAATCGTTTTGGAAGTCCAAGTGCCAGCAATGCGGTTGCCGGTGATGGAAGTGAACACAGTCGGCTCGGTCGGGATCAAGCCAGACCATGCGCCGGTTTGCGCTGCGGTAGTCGTGAACAGCTCAAAGCCTTCTCGGCCCATGCTGTATTCTGTGGAGATGTCTGCTTGAACGGCCATTTTGTTTTTCGGTTAGAGGGGAGGCCACCGGAGATTTCCAGCAGCCTCCCCAATTTTAACGGTTAACCTTTACGAACTTTCGGTGCCAGTGCTCCCTGTATCCACAGTACGAGCTTGCCTCCTTCGGGGACAGAAGCAGTGTTGAAATTAGTGCGTTGGAGATCCGCGCTAATATCGGGACCAGAAACCAGCTTAGACTTGCCGGTCTTGTCCACCGCAATGGTTGTTGCGATTCTCATGACTCAGCCTTAGGCGGTGGTCAGGATCTCGGCCTGGGTGGTGTCCGCGGCAGCGGCGCCGAACATGATGTCGTAGGACGCCATGTGCGAGCGGCTGGCGCGGCTGTACCACACCGACAACAGGGCGGAGAGGCCGTTGGCCGTGGTGACCGTGCGCTGCTCAATGAACTCGCCGGCGATCATTCCGACCGGGAGGCCGGAAGCGATGGCGATGGAGTCAGGGCCGCAAACAAAGCCGACCGTGTTGGTCTCGGCCGAGGTCCAGCGGTTGTTCTCGGCGATCACATCGAATCCGAACCGGCCGTTGTTGAGCGGGCCGAATCGGCTGTCAGGCATGGCCACGGTGCCGGCGGAGGCGGTGCTCAGGCCGGAGAACTGGATGCGGGCCAGGTGGCCGCCGTCCAGGATCAAGTTCTTGCTGCGGTAGTTCTTCGCCAGGGCGAGGATCGCCGGGAGGTCGGAGGAGTCGAAGTTCGCAGCCGAGCCGATGCCGGTCACGGCGCCGTAGTTGCCGGTGACCATCAGTGCGGTCAGGACGTCGCTGATGCCGTAGGCGAAAAGGTCAGCAGAGCCAGCGGCCAAGTCGGCGAGGCTGAAGCCCTGATTGAGCTCCTGCTGGGTGACGGTGAAGTTCTTCGAGATCTGGTTCACGGTGACCGAGGTGGCGGCCAGCGTGCTGTCGTTGTTGGTTTCCCAGCTCGTCGGGTTGGTCTGGGCAGCAGTGCCGGTGGTGTACTTCTTCACCTGCACGGTCGCGCGGGGGCGGAGGTTGTCCAGGCCGACGTTGCGGGAGAAGGCGGAGACCAAGGCCAAGCGGTTCGCGGCTACGGTGATCACGGCGTCGGCGAGGTAGTCGACAACCAAGCCCGAGGCGAACGTGTTGGCATTCTGCGGGGCGTGGATGGTGCTCTGGCGCAACAGCTCGCTGTGGTTGGAGATCAACCAGGAGCGGCGGTCGGCACCGGCCTGGAGCTTCTTGTGCTGCTCGAGGAGCGGGTTTCCGAGGTTCTCAATGCGAACCGGCGCGATGGGCTCCGGGGCAGGGGCGGCGGTGGGGGCCTTGGCGCTGATCGCCGCGGCGACGGCCTTGGCCACGATGGCGTCGATGTCGAGGGTGGACGGCGCGGTAGAAGCGGCCGCCACCACGGTGTTGGATTCAGTCATGTTGTGTGGTGTCTGCTGTGATGTCGGCGCGGTTGTCGCGCCATCGGCGGCAGCGGAGGTGCTGCCGGTCGAAAGTGTATCGTCCGGAGATTCGTCCGGGCTCTCGCCCTCCTCGATTTCGAGCTGGGCATAAAGGGCTGAAAACCAGTCACGGCCAGCGGCGCCGCCCCATAGGTTGGCTGCCACGTCTGCCGGGCTGTTGGGCTCGGCCTCGAGGAAGCGCTCATTGCGCGCCCACCAGGCGTTCGCCTTCTGGATTTTGGCCTCGTTGGGGGCTTCACCGGCCACCAAGGCCTCGGCCTCCAGGACGGTCTCTTTCTCGAGGCCTTCACCGGCGAGGCCTTGGGCGTACTGCTCGAGGCCGCGGCGGAGGTTGTTTCGGACGGTCTCCGGGGCGGTCTTGGTGACAGCCCGAGGATGCCAGCAGGCCGCCATGGCGAGCTGCTCGGTCGCGCGGTGGGCCAGCCCGAACCGGATAGCCTCCTGGGCGGTGAACCAAGTCTCGGCCTTCATGGCTGCCCGGATCTGCGAAGTCGGTTTGCCAGTCGCCTTGGCGTAGATCCCGGCGAGCACTTCGGCGTGTTGGTCGAGAGCGTCGGCCATCTTCCGCATATCCTCCGATGTGCCTGCCACCATTCCGGAGGGGTCGTGAATCATGAACAACGAGGCCTCGGCCATTTCCACCGTGTCACCGGCCAGGGCGATGATTGAGGCAATCGAGGCAGCAATGCCGACCACCCGGGTGGTGACGGGCGCCTGCCGGCCTCGGAGCATATTGTAGATGCTCAGGCCGTCCCAGACGTTGCCGCCTGGGCTGTTGATCTCGACCACAAGCGGACCTTGCCCGATATCCTGCAGGGTTTGGCTGAAGGCCTTGGCCGACACACCGGAGCCGCCGAACCAGTCCTCACCGATTTGGTCGAAGATCTGGATGATGGCCGGCTCCATGGCAGAGGCCCGGGGCTGGTAGGAAAGCCAATTGGTTACTTTAGTCATTCGGTTTTCTTAGCCCTAGGTTTGCGTTTCTTCGGGGCGGCCACGGCAACCACCTCTTGGATGGGCTCGGCTGGGATTTGTTCAGGCATAGTGCCCGACGGATCATTCTGCATGGCCATGTCGGCAGGCTCCGGGGCGATGGGCTGCTTCTGAGCGGTCGAGATTTGCGAGACGTCGATGCCGTACTTTCCGGCCAGGTCTTGAATGTATTTGGCCTGTTGGGCCTTGGACTCCAAAGCCGAGCGCCAGTCGATGCCTCGGGCGCCGTAGATCTCGTCGTAGGTGGTCACACCAGCCTCGAGCTCGGCGAGCTGGGCGGCTGAATTGCGTCCGACATCGACATTCGGAGCCCGGGGCGCCTGGATGGCCACCTCGTACCAGTCATCGGGAGAGTCGCGGAGGCTGGGGTCGGTGCGGATGGCGTACTCCATGACATACTCCCATATCCTACGGGCGGCCGAGGCCATCACCTGATGCCGGCTGCGGAACCAGACCGATGACATATCCAAGGCGCCGCGGTAGACGGTGCCCTGCATTCCCTCTGGGAACACCAGGACGTAGGGGATGCCGACGCCGGCGCACACCTTCTCGGTCAGGCTGCGCCAGTATTCCCGCATATTGACGTTGGGGCGGTCGGCCTGGAACTGCTCGAACTCGTCCCCGGACTTGAGCACTTTGACCGTGCTGCCGAACACGTTCTCGTAGTATGTCTGGGCGGTGCCTTGGCTACCAACCACACCGGAGCGGAGGCTGCTGGCCTGCACCTCCCCGGAGCTGGTCTTGATCACCTGGGCCACGCTGGAGGCCAGTTTGCAGGATTCCATCTCCAGCTTCTGGAGGTCGTCCAGGTCATGCAGGTCGTTAATGACGCACGCCACGAAGGGCAGGCCGCGGAGCTGTCCAGCTCGTTGTGGTTCGTAGATGTGGACGATGGAGTCGGAAGATATCGACCGGACTTCGGTGAGTTGGCCTTGGTTCGTTTCCTGACCAATAAAGTAGGAAAGAGCTCGGCCTGTTTTGGTATCAAACCGGACTCCATCGAAGATGTCCGGCGATTGCTCCTGGCCGGTAGGTGTTGCCACCTGTTGCGGCTCAATGAGCTGCAGGCGGGGGCGGCCCGAGTCGCCTTTGGTCAGAAGCAGGAAAGATTCTCCATCGTAGAACCAACCACGGGCTGCCAACGACATCAGGGTGCCGAAAGACTGCCGGGATCCGATGTCAGGGTAACGGCTCCAGGTGTCCCACCATTTCTTAGCTCGGAGATTCCAGTCGGGATCCGAGGAAGCCGGCTGCACCGAGAAGTTGCTGCCGACCGTGTAGTTCTCGAACAGATCACCCAGGCGGTTCATCACCGCGTTGTTCTGCTCGAAGAACCGGGACTTCCGGACGATCTGCTGCCTGGTCGAGGCAGTGACATCGAACCGCACCGAGGTGTAGCTCGTGTCCAGGAAGGAACGTCGGATCGAGTTGTTCGCGCCCTCGTAGCGGTTTACGGGGGCCGACCGGAACTTGGCCAGAATGGTGTCGAGGAATCCCATTAGGTCATCCCCGTTCTGATGGCGCCCTCTCGACGGAAGTTCGAGAAGTCACCGCCGTAACTGGTCACAGCGACCAGGACAACGGCCATCATCTTGTTGAAGATCTGGGTGTCGGTGGGGCTGGCGATACCGTCCTGGCCGAGTAGGTAGACCGCTAGCTCGTAGTCGGCGATCAGGCTTTCCCACATCTCGACCATTTCGGACGGGGTGGGGGCGCCTTTACCGGGCTCGGCGAACTCGACAGACACATCCGACGATGAAGTCGACCGGACCACCTGCCCGGATTCGATCACCGCGGAGGCCGCCACGGACTTGGCAGCCAGGGCAGCCAATAGGGTCACACCGCCGAGCGTCGTGTAGACAGCTCGGAGGTAGCTCCGCTTGATGGCCACCGTGAATGTGAACATTCCGGGCGGGACAATGCAGACCGGCCCGGCCTGTGCAATAGGTTAGCAGAGCCTAGTGGTCGGGCGTCTGCACCAGGTCGTTCCACAGCATGACCATGGCGAGCTGCATGATTTCGCAGTCGTGCAGATGGTCGGGCCACTTTTGGTTGCGCTTCACCCAGACGTGCTTGATCCGGCCGGCACGATTTGCCTGTGGTCGCAGGACGTGTGAGTCGAGGTGGCGCCAGTAGAGGTCTGGCTCGGCGATGTAGGCGCCTTCGGCCTGCACGCTGGGAGGATCCTGGTGGACGCCCCATTCCCGGTCGATGTCGCCTTTCCGGAGCCTCGAGAGCATATCCCGGAGGTGCTCGGTATCGAAAACTAGGAGTGGCTGCACCACGTCAGTCCGCATCGAGGAAGAGGTGGACAGGCCGAACGGGTGGACGGCACCGGAGGCCGACGTGAACCGGGCGCCGGTCTCCCGGCCTTTTAATGGCATCCATCCGATCACCATGGGCTTCCGGAGGCCGCCATCGGGCGGGTAGCGCAGGCCGCACGGGAACGTGATTGGGTTGGACGTCACCGCGGAATAAGCGGCACAGGCGTCGTAGATCGTCTGGGTGTTAAAGCCTGAGTCTATTCCGACATCCATGTCATGGACCTCGAGGGCCACCTGCACCCGGCGGAGGGCTGCGAAGTCGTCGGCATGGCCGGCTGCGATTAAGGTCGAGTTACCGTCCTTCCATTCCCGGCAGACCCACCACAGGAACGGCGCCACGGCCTGGACGTCTGCTGTCAGGTATCGGCGGCCGCCGTCGATGGAGACCGAGGCCGATGTCTCGGGGCGTTCCTGCTGGATATCCTGCTGCTCCCAAGGCTCGGCCAAGTTGCCGTTGATGAAGCCCTGCAGGCCGGCCATGGATGCCTTGGCCTCGATGAACGCCACGGCCAGGTGTCCCCAGGTGCACTTGCGGTCGGGGCTGTAGAGGCTCGACAGGTGATAAGACCGCACGCCGGGCATGGCGTTTAGATTCTCCGGGCGCCAATGGCCGTGCCGAAGGGCTGCGACCTTGTGGGCGTCGGTGATGTGCCCGAGGCAGAGCTGGCAGACGTAGTGGGCGGAGGCCCGGACCTTGGCAAGGTCAGGCCGGCCGTCCTCCGTCCTGGCGTCGTCCCAGGTCACCTGGCGCCATTCAAGTTTGATCAGCTCCCGGCAGTGTGGGCAGGGCAGGTAGTAGCGCCGCTGGTCGCCTCGAAGGAAGCGCTGCCAGATCCGGCCTTCGACCACCGTGGGTGTGCTGGTCATGAAGGCCTTGCTACTTGAAAAACTCTTGAGGCGCTGTTCAGCCAGATCCAGGGCGTCGGCCTCCTTGGCGGTAGCCTCGGCGAACTTGTCCACCTCGTCGGCGATCAGCACCCGTACCGGGCGGCTGGCTAGGTTGGCCGGGCTGTTGGATCCTACGAAGGTCAAAGTCGACCGGGTGAAGTTCTGCTCGAGGTTGGTGATCTTGTCCGCCTCTGCCGGGAAGCATTCGAGCATGGTTGGGCTATCCTCGAGCATGGGTAGCCACCGGGACTTCGAAAACGACCGGGCCAAGTTCTCGGAAGGCATCAGCCACAAGGCCGGGCTGGGCTCGTTGGCGATCAGCCATGCCAGGCCGGCCATCAGGGTGGTGGTCTTCGATGTCTGGCTACCCCAGCACAGCGTCACCTCGGAGACCGATGGGTTTTTCCAGTCTTCCATCGGCTCCCGGGTGTAGGGCCGCACCGAGGTGCTGAATGGCCCGGGGTGCTCGGTCTGCCGTTGGGTTAGCCGGAGGTTGGCCTCGGACCATTCGACCACCGTCTGCTGTGGGGTCGGCCGGTAGAGGTTGCGCCGGTAGTCCAGGAGGGAGCGCTGCAGGTCGGTCAGGATTTCCATGGGTCGGTCTGGTGTAGAGTCTTCAGGGCCACTTCCTGCACCCAGCGGTCGAGCTCCTTCTCACAGTGCTCGGGGTCGTGTGGAGCAATCCGGCCGGAGAGCTGTTTAGGCATTGCCTTCAGCAGTGAGGCCACCGAGCCATCGTGCTCCTGCATCACCCGTTTCACCCAGTCGCCGGAAACAAGGCGCCGTTCCTTCTCGGCCTGGGCGATCACCTCGTCACGGGCCGACGTGAGGTTCTTGGCGGCAGCTGCGTGGATGGCAACCAGACGTCCTGCATCGGCCCGACCGCCCCGGAGAGCATCGACGGCCAGGTCGTAGGCTGCACGCTCGATTTGCCTTTGCCTTTCATAGGCGCCTTCTGGCGAGTCGGTAGCGGCTGCGGCTGTGTCGATAGGGTTCGAGGCTTCTGCAGGCCTGTAGGGGCCTTCCTGTTCGATTGCGGTGGTGTCTTGTGTTGGTGTTTGTTTAGGAACAGTCTTAGATCGCGTCCTGATGTTCTTCGACCGCCATTCGTCAGCAGCCTCGGGGCTGCTCATTGGCATTCCTTGGGCAATAAGCTGGGCCACCCGGGGCTGGCTTATACCGATGCGCTTGCCGTATTCAAGTTGGGTCATGGTTTCAAGGCGTTCTTGATCTCGTCGGGCATCATGGAGTCGGGCAGTGTAGAGGCATACTGCAGTGCTCGAAACACACCGTCCCTACGGGAGTCGCCTTCCTTCGGTACGCAATAGCCAGCAAGCTGTTCCGGTGGTGTTCCTTGCTTCATTAAACGAATAAACCAAGCCACATTCGCCAATCCATATTGGCTAACGAGGAATTGTATTTGTGTTGGCATAAGGTATTTGTTGACAGCATTACACGCACGGGATCGAAGAGGTCTCGCGTTCACC